TCCATACGAGGTTAGTAGCGTAAAACTTTTAAAGAAGTCTGTTGTTACCTCTGGGACCGCACTAGACTCTGAAGAACGACTTGTTAGCGCAACTCCGCTTATGACCTTTGCGGCTAGTTCTACGCTTACATCGGATTCAGCATTTGATACTAGTAACTATACCCCAGCAACCGATGCCAGCGGAATATTCCGCATAAGCAAAGGTGAGTATGTGGTTGTCTTAGATCAAATTCTAGATAGCTCTGGTTATGATCAAACGACAGCAAGCGTAGGTCATTCAAACACCTTAAGTGCTGTTACTGACTATGTAGATATTTGGACGGTAAAGCTGACCTCAGCATCTAAGTATCAAGTAATCATTAATGACTTCAAGTTATATGAAGATACCTTCTTCGCCATAACCGAACCATTACAGTTCAAACCTAGCAACACTCTGTACAACAAACATTTGAGACTAGGCGAAAAGGTCGATCTCAGATTTGGAACAGAGATAGGTATAATGAATCAAGATATTACAGAGGAAATAAAGAATATATTTAAAACTTCTGTAATTAACAACGCCTCGCTTGAGATCAAGAAGGTGAATCAAGATCACAACTTCGACGGACCATTTACTGTTAGTGGGTACGCCGATACATCTAGCCTCACAAGCATAAGCTCAGATAATACTATCACAATGAATTTTGATACTACTAATCTAACCAGCTTGGGGGCATTCCAATTAGGGAACTTCGGGAGTGTGACCGGGACTTACAGCGTGCAGGTAAAGTATAATTTACTTAACCAGACGATAATAAGTCCACTGTACTACTTCACAGTGTCGTAAGGAGGTGATCAATGAGGTAGTCGTAATCATACGGCTTCGTGTGTTTACGAACATAATCCTGTAGGTTGTGCCCTTGGATATGTGCTTCGTTCCAGTCTTTAAATTCCGAAGTAGGATGGCAGATGTAGAGGTCTGCCATCCTTTTTAGTCGGCGCAGATAATCGAACCGAGTAATACCCTTCTTACCAGCATCGTCATTGTCATAGCCGATAATGATCTTGCCTTTGAAGGTAGATAGCTGTTCGATCTGGTGATCGGAAACCGAACAGCCTTGCGTGCAGGTTGCATTGACGCCCTGAATCTGGAGGGCAATCGCGTCAAGCGGACCTTCGCAAATTACAAGGTGATCAGCGGATTCATCGTAGTCGTAGAGTACATGGGATGAATTGGGCCAGCCTTCAGAAGAGGCTGGGTTTAGGTATTTAGGTGTCTCGTCACGCAAAGTGCGTGCTTGATAGTAAAAAATCTCCTCTCCATATGGAATAATCAGACGACCAGCAGTACGACCAGACTCGGATAGGTAATACTTCTTCTTCCCGTCCCAGAGCTTACGGGACTGTAGGAAGGCCCACGCACGCTGGCGGTGGTTCTCTGGGGAGATCGCATCATGCTCAGTAATCTCGGAGAGAGTAAGGTCAACACGCTCTACAGGCTCCTCAATGACATCCTCTGTGTAGGAGTCCTCGTCCATCATGTGCTTGAAGCTGATGTCGTTTGCAGCCTGCTTGTAAGTCTTTCCCTCTAGGAAAGCGTACAGAGAAATGAAGTTTCCACGGTTGCCTGTCTTGAAGCACTGGAACATCCCTGTATTAAGATTGATCGACATGTGCTTCTTCCAGTCGTTAGCTATAAATACAGAAGGGACGATAAGCTCAGTGTTGTCAGAGGATATTCTCCGATTACCCTTGAACTTTTCAAGAAGGTAATCTCTAATAAACTGAGGTGAAACCGTGTTCATAAATACTATCTCCGAATCGAAATCAAAAACTTACGCTGAATGCCACTTGAAGTACAAGTATCGCTACATTAACCGCTTTGAAGAGGAGGCTGGAAACGCCGATGCTCTGCATTTTGGTTCGTACATTCATAGGATTCTTGAGTTGGGGGTTGATGCTAGTAGCGTTGATGCTCTCCGTATAATAGCCGATCAGGAGAGAAATAACTACTCTTTTCCTGATTCTATGCTCAAGAAGGTCGATAAGTGTCTGACCAACTTCTTCGAGTTCAACAAGAACCTGTCTGAGACGGTCGCCACTGAAATGGTGTACGAGGTAGTGTACGATCAGGAGAAGGACATCAAACTGAATGGGATCATCGACCGTATCGTCAAGGGTAAGGATGGGTCCTATCTGATCATCGACTACAAGACCTCCAAGAGGGAGCTTTCCAATGTAGACCTGTTTCAGGACCGACAGTTACAGGGCTATGCCTACGCTATCCACAAGATGATGAAGGTGCCTATCGACAAGATCGTGGCTGCACATTTCTATCCCCTGACTGGTAACTTCGTACATGTTAAGTTTTTCCCTAATCAAATCAAACAATACCTGAATGAGAAGGTTAAGCAAGTCTGGGAGATCCGTAAAAAGAAAACGGACGAGTTCAAACCCATCCGTAATAACTTCTGCAACTGGTGCGGATATAAGAAGCTCTGTCCTGAGTTCAACGATCAGATGGTCGTGAACAAGAGGATCGAGTGTTTAAAAGAAGAAAAGAGAAAGAACTCCGACAAGAAGAATAAATGAAAAGTATAGGCAGTACGCTAATCCGCCCAGAACTGCTCCGAGTCCTCCAAGAGAGGATACTAGTACAGATAGGTGGGCTACATCAAGTATTTCGTTTCGGTCGTGGTTTGTCATTGGTGATTAATGGATGATAGAGTTCAATCTCTATGGTTTCAAAGAAATTAATGATTTGATCTTCTGAGTACCTACACTTCTTATGAAGGTAATTATATAGACTAGTCTTCTTTACAGTCTTCTGTTTACTCAATGATTCAAGTATCTTTATTTGAAAGTGCTTAATAAACTTCTCAGAATACTTGTATCTCCATTTCTCTACGAAATCAGCATGTAAAGTATGGTTGATTAGGTCTATAAAATCTATTAGGTCGGATTCTTCACTCAAGCTTATATCCTCATATATACTATAAGAGGTGACAGATTGAAGTTTTCAAAAGAAGCTGTGGATTTTCTTAGTAATATCGGACCAGATATGAGGAAGATCATTACCCCGATAACTAATAACCCCAGCAGTATAGCTCCCGGAGATATTCTACTGTTTACTTATAAAATGCCGGGGGCTTTAGGAGTCACCAGTGGGGAGGAGCGAATATTCTTGGTTTTGAAGGGAAGAAGAGGGCCGGGAATATTCAAAAGCACCAGAGGTAATACCTTGGTCATGGGCGTTAAGCTAGATACTAATAGGGCTTCTAGAGAAGTTATAATAGAAAACCTATATAATAAGAAGAGGAAAGCTTCCTATTACGGCAAGATTGTAAAGTCGTTAGAAGCTTTAATCGGTAAAGACTCATTCAGAACCTACAACATTCAAGGAATGGGCAACAATTTACATAAGGTAAACATCCGTGGTAAGTAGACAAGAGGAACTTTTAGAACGCATCGAAATAGCTCTCAGGGAGAATAGGGCTCCCTTGGAGAAAATTGATCGTGAAATAAAGAAGCTTGCGGGGGTTGGGGCTGTTTTAAAGTCTATAGATAAAGAAATATCTAAGACCTTCTCTGAGGCAAACGAACTACAGAAAAAGGGCCTAGCTGTCGGCACCTCTTTAAGTAATTTCACAGACAGGATGGGCAAAAATATTGAGACGCTAAACTCTGGATTAACAGGGTACTCTCAAGCACTAAAGACCTCCTTTGAACTATACGACGCGGGTATTAGAAGAAATAACGATGGCTTAGTTACGCTTGCTCAATTTACCAAGGCGACTGGTGGTAATAGCGCAGCACTCGCAAAGCAGTTAGCTAAAAACCTAGCTGGAGGACAGGTTACAGACAAAGAGTTAAACAATCTAGGAATGAATACAATTTCTCTATCCCAGAGATTTGGTATTAGTGCAGAGAAGATTGTTGGGGCAGTCGATGCTTTAGGGAACCAGCTAGATAGCCTTAAGGCTTTGAATCTAGGTGCGGAGGCTTTAGAGGCTTCTCAGAAACTTGCTGCCGCTTTAGGTCCCGAGATGGCTGCTCTAGGTCCCGAACTACTAGGGTCGTTCACTAAAGGCTCTAGCTTGATTCAGACGGAAATCCTCAACTTAGGTAACGAGCGTCGAGCATTCCTCGCAGGAGGTGAGCAGGCAGCTAACGCAGGTATTGATTTAGTCTTAAAGGCAGGCACAGAGTCTCAAAAAATAATAGAACAGTTTACAGCAGGAACAACTGATGCTGCATTTGCCTTGGAGTTAGCAGGTTCCGTTTATGGGCAGGAGATTGTTAAGGCTGCAAAGGCTAGACAGCAGCTAGAGAATAAAGCCACAGAGGCAGGATTTAAGAATGTTAATGAGTATGTGAAATCTCTAAAAGAACAAGCAGAGATAAATGAAAACTTTACTAAAACTCTAGGCTCGCTTAGAGAGAAGATATTTAGCCCAATCCAAGAGGCAGTAACATTCTTAGCTCGTATATTGATAAAAGTGCTTGAGCTTCCTGTGATCGGCAAGCTTATTGAAAATTTAGGTAAGGTCGGCGTAATAGTCGGGCTTCTAGTTTCTGGAACTTTAGGTTTAGTTATGGCGTTTAGAGGTCTAAAGAATGCCTTAACAACACTAATAAAATCATCAACAGATTTACTTAATAGCAGAAAACAAGCAACAAGGAAACAAAGTGAACTGCAAATAGCGATTAAAGAATTAAAGCTTGCAATTAAGGAAAATACCATCAGAGCGCAAATGAGGGCCAAGGGCTTAATGCGTGACGAGGGTGGTCGCCTGCGAAATCTGACAGGTCGATTCGTTAGTGAAGACAAGAATAAAGACATATTGAAGGCTTCTAAAGATCAGGCTAAACAAATAGCAGAGTCGAATAAAAAAAGCGCAAAAGTAGCAGGAGGGTTGCTATTAGTAGGAACAGTATTACCAGCCGCAGTAGAACTGTTACCTAAAGGTATGCAAGACGCCGTTCAACCTTTCGCGGACGGAATAGGTCAGCTTATTACCGCCTTTGGTGCGCTAAAGACAGCAATTACACTTTATACGACAATAACAGGTAAGCAGTTTACACTCGAAACAGCAAAGCAAGGTTTGAGTAAGGTTGGATCACTTCCCGGAGCAGGCAAGGCTGGCGGATTAGTTAAAGGTTTAGGTTCTAAGTTTTTTAGTGCTATAAAATTCATTGGACCAATGTTGATAGGCTTAGGTTCAACTCTTTTAGCCGGAATAGGAGCAGCCCTTTCAGCAGCCGCCGCAGTCATAACTTCCCCAATCACATTGATTGTTGCAGGAATTGCCGCATTAGGCGTGATTATATATAAATTCAAGGACCAAATATGGGGCGCTATAAAGTGGATATGGTCTAAGGTTTGGGGTGCCCTAAGCTGGTTAGCGAAGACTATTTGGGACGGACTCAAATGGGTAGGAAATAAGCTAAACCCAGCTAATTGGTTTGGCGGCGATGAGGGAGATAAAAGCCCTATGAAATCAGCAGTGGAACCTAACCTACCAAAGGCCCGCTACAATAGACAGATCGCACAAGACCTAAAAGTAGAGATAGTTGATTCACTAAGATCCGCTAGTAACGCTAGGGCTAGAGGCGATTTTGAACAAGCGGAGGCTTTCCGGGAGAGCGCCTATACTGCGAATAATATTTATAATGCGATGATGGCAGCAAAGGAAGCACAAGAAAAGCAATTAAGCCTTGCAGAAAATGCGGAGGAAGCGAGACAAGCCCAGCTTGTAGCAACCAGAGAGGATAAAACAAGACCTTCACAGATGGCAGGTATAGAGCCTACGAGTAGATAATGTTTATAAAAGCAACAACTAACAATAACGAGGAGCATAGTGTAGACTTTAGGCTACTAGAGCAGAGAGCTAGGCTTGAGTTCATTTATCCAAGAGCCTCTTCAGACGGAGGACCGATAATTGTATTTGTTCCATTTTTTGAGAACCCTATAATTACTGAATCAAAATCTGCTAACTATGCTGAGTATGATGTCTTAGGTAGATCGTCTAGTCTGTATGCATACACTGGTGCAAAGTCTCGTAGAATAAAACTTGATATGTACTTGACCTTACATAATTTATTAGCTATGTCAGTGTCGCAATCAAGATTCATGAAGCTGTTGGAGACTGAGCAAGACGCTAGAAAAAAATTCTTTGATATAAGCGATAACAATTCAGTAATCCGAAGAGGTCAAGCTGAGGAGCTTAGAGATGAGTACATGGAAATGTTTGAAAGAATTCATTCTGACACTACCTTATTAGCCAAGTACGGGATGCAAAAATTCACAAAGGACCAGCAAACTAAAGTTATTGATACTATGCTTTTCTTTGTTAACATACTAAGATCGTCAGTATATAACAACGCAACTAATCCCCTTTTCGGACCTCCTCTGGTCAGACTTAAGTTTGGTACAATGTATCAAGACATACCTTGCATAGTAAAGAGTTATGATATTGGGGGCATGGACGAAGCGGGATACAATGTAGAAACACTAACTCCTAACAGATTGAAGATTGGGTTAACTTTGGATGAGGTTAGAGCTTCTAACTTTGGTGAGTATCAGAGGTCAATGCCTATATCTAGAGACAACTTAACTGGATGGGAGTCAGTCATAAGCACAGGCGGAGGATCATTAGATCCCGGAGGATTATTATGAGAGGTAAAAAAGGTGGACGCGAGCAGGCTGGCCTGATAGAGGTAACTCACAAAGGCAAGACCTTACTTACTAGTGTAGGCTCTAAGGCTTATGAGAAAGGCTTCTCAGGGATTAGAGCTAATGTTGGTCGCTATAATAAAATTGGAAAGATCCCTCTGGGTTATGAAAATAGACCTGATTTAATTTCTAATCTATTCTTCGGTACACCAGCGTCGTGGTGGATTTTGTGTGAGAAGAATAATTTTTTTGATGTATTTGAACAAATGAATGTTGGCGAAAGAATCGTCATACCTACTAAGAGATGAATATTCCTACAGTAAATATTGTAATGTCTACGAACCCAAAGGATATATTAACCTTTTTGGGAAGTGAGACATTGGCATTATTTGTACAAGACGCTCAAGGAATAGGAACTAAAGACACTTTAGTATTTAATAATGGCCCTGCATCAAACTTTTTATCATTTTCTCACCAAATAGGTATGTCTAAAGATGATGGTCCAAAAGTGAAAATAGAATTCGTGGATCCTCAAGAAGTCTTTGAAAAGAAGATGAGCAGTTTTACCGTTGAAGGTTTAATGCCCGTTGAGTCACAATTAACATCATATCAAATAAAGAAGCTACAGCAAAAAGTAAGGGACACAGAGATAGCTTTAGAGCAGAAAGAGCAAGCAGCAGTAGACGCCCAGAGAGCGGCTAGGAAATCTGGAGCATCTGAAGACTTTGCTAGAGCCAAAGATTTAAGAGATCAGGCTGATACTATTGAACAGGCTTTAGAGGCTGCTGAAGAGGAGTTGGATGATGCCGTAGATGATGGGTTATTTGACGGAGGTGAGATAGATGATGATGATATTGGGGCCGAAGATGATGCAACTAGAAAAGCAGTCCAAGATTTCAACGCATCTCTATTAAAACAATCTGTATGGATTACATATGGGATAGGGGATAGATTAGAGAACTGGTGTCCTCCTATGGTATTCGGACAAGCTGTAGGTGCCGAATATGATGTAGGGTCAGGCCAACCTAGAATACTTAGATTAACCTATTCTGGTATGGAAGCCATGCCCGGATCTGCCATCCCTACTTCGATACTTAAAACTTTAGGAAAACGAGTTATTTGTACTGGAAGATCTAGAAGATTATTCAATGACGAATCAATGAAGGCTGCTAAAGATTTTTATGACAAGCTAAATACGGAAGGCAATATTGATCACCCATATTTTAAAGATTACTTATCTTATAGTATTCATGATGTTATAACGGGAGTATTAACCCAGTACATTCAAAAGGCTACTGCTAGAAAAAATGTCCTAGTAGCATTACCAGATCTAGACAAAGTATTAAAAGGATTATACGACGAGAATGTAGAGGACGCTAAGGACTGGGACATCTTTCAAGTTTTTACTGACAACACTGCACTCGAACTAGGTAATTATCTTGAAGCTGCTAGAACCTTCTTTGAATCTTTAGGTATGAAAATTACTGAATCTATTGACGGAGTACAAAGTGTCAATAGTGATATTTTTTCAGAGCTAGAGAATGAGTGTACTAGTCCAAGCCAAATGGTAGAGGTATTAAAGAAGAAAATAATTCATGTAGTTTTATCGTCCACTATAGAGAGCGAAAGCTACATGACAGTGTTAGAGAAGGTTTTTAAAAAAATCAAGCAAGGTGCAGAGCAGGCATTTGGTGAGTCTGAAAATATAGAAGACTACGAAGTCGCTGAGTATGTAATTAATGATTATATAATGTTGTCTGCTCTTGCTAGAAAAGGTTTGATTGATACAGCAAACGAGCCATTATATGTTTTCGGATCAAAGAAGTTTATAGAGGATTTTATCTTCGGTAAGATAGCTTACAAAACAGAAGATGGTAAGTCTAGTAGCTTTGTACAGATAAAAAAGAAGAACACCGATAATCAATCTATCCCCCCGCACATAGAGTCTGAGATAAATAGTAGGGTTAGCCCTCTTGATAGGTTAAAAGGTTTAGATCAAAAATACATAAAGGCTATGGCGTTTTACCAAGAGCCTAATATGAGCAACTCGCCTTTTGGGTTCCCAGCGATATCGAACAGCATTCAAGAGGAGATTGACGAGATACAAGTTAATGATTTCACTATGCCCATCTTTGCTATGGGTACAAGAAATGCTAACACGATGGAACTAAAGCTAGACTTCAATAAACAGTATCTAGCTGCGCTGCTACAGGTCCCAAACCGCATGACAGTTCAAACCAAGATAAAAGGAATCATTACAGACGAAGACAAAGAAAAGTCTGCATTAAATTTAGTAAATGATTTTTCTGATTTGAACTTAGGTCAATTAGGCAAAGAAATCGAAAAAGGCTCAGGCCCAAATTTTGAAAAATTCAAGGCCCTTGTTGATCCTATGAAAGATCAAGGTGCGTGGTTCTGGGGAACTGATCGAGATGATGACGAAACCTTTGACGGTCTTCTAGAAGTGTTTGAAGCTATTAATGAAAAGTTTGCTGAAGAGTTTAAACAAGCTGCATCAGAAGACACCGACCAAGAAGATTATTACAAAAAGATTTATGCACTACTACTAGGTCTTGTTAATGATTTTCCGAGAGCAGAAGAGATTGAGCCTATTGGAGCTAATGGAAAAATGACAATTAGTAAACTAGCTCATACAAAAAAAAGACTAGCTGAAATGGCGATAGTAGGTTCTGTAAAAACCTTACCACTATTTCAACTGTCTAATTATAAGAGAGTAGCTAATAAGTCTTGCTATGTTTATTCTAGAGAACCTAGATTTCAGGGCGTAGAGCTTCAAAACAGCGGCTCCACTTTTTATTCAGGACTATATTATATAACAGGCTTTAGGCATACGATAAATAAGAACAATGCGTTCTCTGAGTTTAGGATCCACAGGCCATCAAAGATATGAATATAAAAGTAGGATATGTAACATCAAATTTTGACATCCGCAGATTAGGAAGCTTCAAGGTTTCTTTTAATCTTAAGGATCCTGAGACTGGTAATGCTGAACCCGAAACCGTTCGCTATGTCTCCCCTTATGGCAGTGATGCGGCTGGCTGGGTATCTATCCCTCAAAAAGGAAGTTATGTGTTGGTAGGCGAGGCAGCCAGCGAAGACCTCGCTAACGGAGCCCCCGGAGGCTACTTTTATTTAGGCTCTATTTATGGAGGTTTAGGAGGAACAGCTTTTGAGAAGTTAGTAAAAGAGACTGATGGCTCATTATCGCAAGACCCTATTGATACTGCTTCTGCTCCTCCGGGAATTAGCCCAGCAGCAGGAGAGGTTGCCAAGCTCGAAAACAAGAGCGTATTCCCAAAAGAGTTTGCGGAGGAGCTATATGAAGCAAAGGGAGCTATTCCCGAAAAGATAGGATTCACATCTACTCACGGAGATGCCTTCACAATTAACAACAGATTCCGAGTTGGTGATGCTGATGATTTTGTAGACCACCGTATTGAGATGAGAAGTGGAGCAGGAAAGAAGATCAAGTGTGTTGATACTCCTGCTATTGATGCAATCATTATTGAGAACGAGCACAAAGGTAAGGACAAGTTTGTCTGGCAGACTAGCGAAAATGATTTCTACGCAGAGGGCGAGGTTCACCTAAGAACACACGGACCTATCAAGCAGTGGACCTCTGAGTCCTTTATTCGTCATTGGGTGCAGGAGGGTCAGAACATTGAGATCGTCAATGAGTCCACAGGATCGCGTAGACCGGGATCTGGAGGCAAGCAGCCTCAAAGTGCTGCTGGAGGTCTAGATGAGGGCGATGGTGGCAGATACGGCCAAATAGGACCAGAGGATTACGGCTGCGTGATCATCGAGTCCAAGCACAACAACATCATCATACGAGGGCTTGAGGATGATTCTTGTATCCGCGTGCTGACGCCCGGATCTAATGGTAAAGTTTTGGTTGACAGTGGAGGCACTATCGACCTCAGAGCTTCAAAAAAGATTTCATTAACATCTGATATTATAGAATTATCCGCAGATCAGGTAGATATTAATGGGAGTACAATTGTAGATATTGACGGCAGCAGAATTGATCTAAACTAAGGAGAACATTATGGCATCTTGGGATTACGCAAAAGCAGCTTCGGTTATAACGACATCACCTACACCTATTCTAGACGCACTAGAGGTTCAGTTTGGTGTGCCCACCTGTGCTATAAATTTTGCCAAAGAGGCGTTGTCTGCATTCCCATCTCCAGTGTTAGAATCACTCAACAGTGGTATAGGGGAAGGCAAGCGTGCTGCGAACTCTCTTGTTAAGGATGTTACACAGAAACTATTCTTCGATACAGGTATTGTAGAGTATGATACTAATTTAGGAAAGCTTGTTTTCGTATCTCAATCAAACAAGTTCGGTTTAGAGAATGCTGCTGGGCAATCCGCTGACAACCTAAAGGGACTAGGAACTGCGTTAGGGTTCGGCTCCCAAATCTACCTTACAGCACAAAACATATCAGAACAGTTTGAAGATATAAGTAACTGCATGAACAAACTGGCCTCCTTCACTGGCTTACAGAAAGGTATTTCAGCTAATGCACAAGATCTTGTAGGGTTCACGGCAATAGATCCCACCACTGGAGATCCAGTAGAGTTCTTCCCTCCTTCTCCTGCTGATGAGGCGAAGAGTTTGGTATTTGAAGAAAATAAAAAGGACCTTGAGAATGCTATAGCTTTTAGTGAAAAGTGCGCTCAACAACAGAAGAATATTCGTGAAATACTAAAAGCTCGTAAACTGGACCCCGAGAACAACCCTGAACCAGTCTTCGATGCTAGAGCAGTAAACCGCGATCCTAACAGCCCATTCTTCGGATTAACACTTCAAGAAGCGTTAGATGGTAGAACTACATTCACACTACTTACTGATCTAGACGAGGCTGATGAGTTTGAGGGACGCCCAGAAATTATTTATGCAGAAGGGCAAAAACCTCCTGTGGCTCGTAAAGGTGTCTTCCTTTATTCTCAAAATGGTATCTACTACGACATCAACTACGGAGGGCTTGACATACCCGATGGTTGCGTCGAATCCATAGTCAGTGCTGTCTATTTCGATGAAGATGGCAACCCATACTCTCCTGATGAAATTCCCGATGCAGCAGTAAAGTGGATGCTAGATTACAACCCTAACCTAGGCGGTAAGGGTAAGATGATTGATCTTAAGACTTTCAATGAGTATGCTAACACAATATTTGATACAGCATATATTAATGAGTCCGCTCCTATGCAGGAGTATTATGACGAAGATCACTTCCTGCAAGTTCTGATTGATCAAAGAAACCGAGAAATATATGACCTATCTTCTTATGTCGGTCAGCTATTAGCAGGCGTATACACAGAAGATTCTGCTGAGGTCGTCAATGCTAGAGAGACTTTGTACTCTAAGATTGCGGCTCACGATGGAAAGATCAAAAGAAGAAAGAAGCAAATCGAGGTCATAGTTACTCTATCTCCAGACGGTAGAATACCAAAACCCGGAGAGATTCCAATCAATGACCTAACCTCTCTTGATGATACTAAGATAGGTATCGCTAAGAGAGCGCAGGAGGACATAATGTTCAGTCCCGGTGAAGTTTCTGGAATAGTTCTGCCCGTATGTCCAAAATTCATAACCGTTGAGCTAGAGAAGGAAAAATTCTCCTACACAGACATCATGGTCCCAGATGTAGGAACTGGTCAAATTATAACATCTGATCCTGATGTAACTGGAACATCGGGCACTGTGCTAGGTCTTCAAGATGCGATTACGACTAGTGGCCTTGTAGCAATCTATAACTTCTTAGATGCAGACTTAGTTAACCCCGATTCTAATGAGTATCTAGCCATTAACTGCGCGGTGTCTGGAGTATCGGACAAGCCAGCAAAGCTCGTAGCCTCTTCAGTAGACTCTCTGTTCCCTTCAGGTATTGGTATACCTTACTTCAGAGGGGTGTGTAATTTCTTCTCAGGAAGTGATGGGAGTCCAAAAGCTTCTACATACACAGCAAATGATGAGTACCTGTTTAGCCCTTATAGACCTTACGGGTATGCAGAAGTAAAGACAGGCTACGATGATATGGATAGTCTATTCTACAAGCGCACAGGTATGTCATTCGAGGCATGGGTCCATGTCCCAGATCTTCATGAAGCAACGGGCGCTGGATGGGCTGCTGATCAAAGTACCTCGTCACTAACCCGAGTTATTCTGGGTTGTGAAAACAGAGGAGGCACAGACGACACAGATGGAATTAATACCTATCCGACTCCCGCTGCAACCAAAGGGTTGTTAATTGGGTTCACTAGAGATAGGAGATTAACTTCTGGATCTGTGCCCTCAAATGATCCTGCTGATAATGATATTACTAACGGAATTAATTTCGGCATATTCCCAACTCAAAGCTACAGCACTAGCGGAATCGGTTTCGTAGGTATCGGTAGAAACCCAAAAGACTGTGAGTATGGGATAGAGCATAAGATTGATGGATATCACGGAACCTCTGTTCCTACAGACACAACCGTTAATGGAGTAAAGTTTGATGATGTATCAGGTTCGTTTGCGCTTGCTACTATAACGGTCGATTATACAAACGATGAAGTTAAAATTTATCTAAACGGTAACACTATGGTTACTTCCGGTGCGTTTGATACTTTCGGCGTTGAGGGTCCTCCAAATATCCCAAGTAAGCTAGATGCATCAAGTTTCCGCTACGGAATAACTCATGATGATCTACCACTTGTCGCACCTAGATTCCCTAGAAACCGCGTAGGCCAAAAAGATTTTTGGTACTGGGAAGGCCCTAACGCTGCTGATAGAAGCAGAGTGAATATTACGCCATTCATTATAGGTGGAGGATATACAGACGGTATGGACTCTAAAGGGACTGATTGGTATACAGAAGGATCTAACACAGGTATGAACTTCTTAGGTGGAGAGTGGGGAGGAAAGAAAAGCGGATTTCACGGATTCATAGGAAGTGTAAAATTCTACAACCGTCCACTAACTGCTGATGAGGTTTCAGCAAACTACAAAGCACAACGAGGCTTCTTTGAGAATATTAGAACATAATGGCTACCACAACCACATTTAATAAATACGGAAGAGAGGTTTCTATATCTGTACAAAAGGCCGTCAAGTCTCAATACAGAAAAAAATCGGGTATGGCATACCCTCTATCCGCTAACCTAAACAAGGTTACTGGAGACGCTACTCTGTTTGGAAAGAGAACAGGAGCGTATTTTAGCAAGGCTTATGGGATAAACTTAATAAAGAATAATCTTAGACAGCTTTTGAGAACTGAGAGGGGTGAGCGAGTCATGCTGCCCGATTTTGGAGTAAGCTTGAGAAAGTATATCTTCGAGCCTATGGACGAAGTAACTTTTATATTAATTAAACAAGAGGTGCTTGGAGCTATAACAAAATATTTCCCACAAGCTCAAATTCTTGCCGTATCCGTTATGGGTGGCGAAGAAGGCAACGAGCACTTATTAAAAATATCGCTCACACTACAATTACGCGATTCATCCCTAGATACTTTTGAGGCTGATATAGAGGTCAAGTAATGTCATTTTCAGGAACTACAGATTCGGATTTTATGAAACTTGCTGTTATTCCAGACAGGAAGAAGCAGCAGTATATTAACTATGCTGGAAATGATTTCTACACGATTAGACAAGATTTGATTAATTATGTAAAGGCCGTGTACCCTAATGATTATCAAAACTTTGCTGAGTCGGATTTAGGAATGATGCTCATCGAGCTTGTTTCATATATGGGCGCAGTATCCTCACTAAAGGCTGACATGCTTGCCAATGAGAACTTCCTAAGAACTGTAAAGACTAGAAACAACTTGAAGAAGCTGTTAGAGCTTATTGGAGTAGATCTTCGCGGTCCTCTGGCTTCTGTAGGTGGAGCAAGGCTACAGGCAGATACAGACCCCATAGCCGCAGACTTCCCCCTAGTGTTTCAACCATCTTCTAGAGTATTCTCAATTATATCACAAGAGGACGGAGCACCAGTCAACTATACGCTGTACAAGATAGAGAACAATTTAATTCAAAGCTTAGATTCTTTAAACGCTACTATTACGCTTGAGGGTAGTGAGGCAGACAATGCCGCGAGTTCTTTATTTACAAATCTGGCGCTCATCGAAGGTGCATTAGTAACTCAGAATGGAACCTTTGATGCCACTGAAGGTAATAAAACTATTACTTTGACAGACTCACCGATCATTGATGGTAGTGTTGATGTTTATGTTGATGCTGGTGTCGGCAACCCTGCAACGGGGCAGTACGAGCAGGTTGAGAGGTTGTATTCAGCATCAGGAGCAAATGATAGAGTTTTTCAAGTAGTGTACGATGATGATTATGCAGCCACAATCTTATTTGGTGACAACTTCGTAGGAATAGGCCCACCACCAAATGCTGAGTTTACCGTAGCTTATCGAGTCGGAGGAGGAAGTAGAGGTAATCTTCCATCTGATACAATCAATGTTTCTCTTACTGCCGATACCGACACTGCTGGCACACTTAAGTTTACTGTAGAAAACCGCACACCTATGACTGGTGGCGCTGAGGCAGAGACAGCAGAACACGCTAAAAAGTATGCTCCTCTAACATTCAGAAGACAGGATAGGATTGTAACCCTTGAGGATTACATCGCTTTCGGAAACACCTTCAGATCAAAACAAGGAACTTTAGGTAAGACTACAGCAGTAGTGCGCGATGCTTACAGTTCTGCTAATGTTATTGATGTATATACTTTGGAACGAGCATCACAGACAAAACTCCAGAAGGCTTCGATAACTTTTAAGAAGCAGCTTCTAGATGAGATAGAAGAGAAGAAGATGATTACCGATGAGGTAGTAGTTGTTGATGGTTTGATTAGAACTTTAGATCTCATCATTACAATTCGTATTGATAAGGAGTTAGAAGATATCAAAGGAGCAATTGAGCAAGAGGTTTCTGATGTAATTCTAACTTACTTTGATGTAGATAACACCGACTTTGGGAAATCATTTGTCGCCGCAGATTTAAGTAAAGAAATATTCAACCTATCTAATGTTAGGTTCGCCACAGTGGACAACACTGACCCAGTGATAGATGTAGATTTCAACGAAATTATACAGCTAAACAACTTTGTTATTAAAACCGTAACAGTCTAATGACCAGAAGAGTAGTAAAATCCAGTAGAATAAATGATTTAGGCGAAACTAGTAGCAAGCTAGTCTCTGTCGTATCTACTGGTAGATCTTTTGAGAACTATGAAAGCAACCAAAAGTTTTTCAAACGAAACTACTTAGATGCGCTTAAGAAGATCATACCTCAAGTATACTTTGATGATGAGATTGAGATATCTGGGCAAAGCATTAGTTATACTAACCAGCTAATCAACTCGCACATACTTGCTGCTAAGAACATAAACTCAATCCTACCAGTATCATCGTTAGCTGGAGTAGAGGAACTGTCTGCAATTAATACTCAGGAAGGTATTTCAAGGTTCTTCTATAAGCAGAATGTTCCAAACATAATCACTTCTGATGATTTTGAAAGAAACATCTTAGCTCCTCTTGGTAATTTTTATAGAGACTTTGATTCAAGTACGACATTCTTGGATCATATAAAAACTACCCTAGCCAAGTTTCCAGTACCTACAACTGGCGCTCACACTAGTCTTGTAGATGATACCAGAACATCAGGAGTATTTGCAGCAGATAGTAGTGGAACCCACAAGTATCTGATTGAAAATTTAGGATGGATTTACTTCTTAAACCGTGAGGGTCCCGCAGCAGGAGTATATGATCCCTCAAACGCAGTAGCAGAGCTAATTACAAAAAATCTTTGGAGCGGAAGACCTGTCGAGTTTGTTGATTTCATCAACATATTCCAAGAGTATTTATGGAGACACAACGCAACCTTTGCGTTAGCAGATCAAATTATTCCAGTTGATTATGTCTCTGGTGCAACAACAGATAACGGAACATATACTAGTGGAACGCAGTTGCTAGATAGACTAAAAACTTTAAACGAGATAGTATATTCTCCACATTATATGGACTCCTCTGACCACAAAGTTAGAGACGCATTTATTGATTATTTAGCTGGAGGAGGATTGATTGAGGACGAAGAGGCTGATGGTCCTCTTATTAAGTTTTTACAAGCCATGTCATTCAGCATGGCAGACCGTATTACCGAAGATAATGAAATAAACATTCTATATGATATTGGCAGATGCCCTGACCAATATCTAGAGTTATTAGCTGATTTAATTGGCTGGAGGTTGATCGGAACTGATCCCGATAAGTGGAGAGTACAGCTTCGTAACGCAGTAGAAGTTTATAAGAAGAAGGGAACAAAATCATCCATTCAAACTCTTCTTGATTTAATCTTCTCTCAAGGTGTATTTAATGTTGTTGATGGAGAGAAGATATTTGAGCTTTGGGAGTCGTATCTTCCTGATATGATTTTCTACACGCTTGCCACAAAGTCCGAGGCATTAAAGGATTCTAAAACATACACTCCAGAGCTTGCTAAACAGTTTGGCGTAACTAAGTATTCAAACGAAAGTCTGGAAGAGAATATAAAACTCCTAGTAGACAAGATTATATTTGATCTAATGCTAGAGTTCCCTGATTCGTTCTTCTTAGGAAACAAGCCTTACCCAACTCCAAAGCTTACGGTCCTACCAACTAACAGAGAGGTATTTGGAAGGGATGGTAGGAGAATAGAGGTTCGCCCAGAAGACTACGAGGTATGGTTCGGACCTTATCACCTTCACCCTGACGGGAGCGGATCATACAAGTACATGACAGGATCTCGCCATGAGGAAGACTCAAAAGATCTTAGACTCTGGTATCATCCTGATTATGTGTATCGTTATCGTGGAGGTGTGAACTATATTCCTCCATACGAAAAGAGACAGTTCTACTCTCAAGCTCAGATTACTCCTGTAATGCTAGAGAGAATTGAGTATTACCTAAAGTGTTACGGAGTACCTACTGAGTTTGCAGAACAAGTTACAACCTTCATAACTGAAAACACAAACTTCAATACGGATGTCGCATCTGTCATTAATAACTTTGTAGTTTTCACAAAGGAACGCAAGTATGCTCCAAACTACGAGGAGGTAGTGAAGGCTGCAACAGGCAACAGAGAGATTGATCAGGTTAGCTTGCTAACTCTTTGGAACGGTAAATCTTCTCACTTCCTAATTTCTCTTGCTGCAAGTTCCTTTGATTTCTCATCAAGAAAACTAAACTCTGACGGGTCTTACGGAGTTAGAAAACTAAGAAGTGTTGTTAATGAAGTAGCACCCGCTCACGCAATACCAGACATTCTACTTACAGTATCCGACACCACAGACTCAGCTTCAGGTATCCAAGACAATCCTTGCTATGGTGTAAATGCTAGATTCACTAGCCTGTATGAGGGATCTTCTCATGTAGCAGGCTATGCAGTCTGCGCGGTCGATATGTCTGACAATAGGTTCAAGCGAATTGAGGTAGACAATATAAATGATGCGCTGTTCGCATCGGGTGGAAGCACTTACCTATCTTTACCTAGAAATTCTATAAGAAGAAGAAACTTTAGAAACCTACTACCAGAGTCTAGAATGGTAACTAGGAACGGTACAGGTAGTCCCGGAAAGCTTGAGATGTCGTCTACATTCTGGTCAACGACATCTGCGGTAAACCCATTAGGATACATAGCTTCAACTTTAGATTTCGCTCATGTACCGACCGTACAGAACACTATAGGTAACGGAATAGGTACACTATTAGATCACAAGAACATTCCTGATGTATGGGATATTTGCGAAAACCTAAACTCATCCAACACCTACTATGGTGTGGATACTAGCCAAACATTCCCTTACCGAGAGAAGCAAGATCTAACAAGCTCAGATTGTGTAAGCTATGGACGCAGGAATGAGCTAGATGAGATTATGGCGACCATGCATCGCCTAAATGAGAAGAAGTATTATCTACAGGCAAGTTCGATTGTTTCAGGGTATTACGACGAGGATGGCAGTAGAGACAAGGATTGGCCGACCACTAGTGAGCTACTTACTCCTAAAGATCTTAGTGCTTGGATGGAGCGTTCAGCAGATCCAATACTTTCCATAGGCAACCAGCTTATAAACAACTCAATAGACTCCTTCTCTATAAAGGATCTTGAGCATTTTGAGTTTGGAAAGAAGCTACAATCTCTGTATAAAGACTATACTGAGCTTGCTGGTAATTATCTAAACCATCCCACAAACTCCTCTTACGATCTCGTAGGTGGACCAAACATCTTCTCTCACACTTTCGGACCCTACATCTATAACCACAACTTTGATGTAGACGGATCTGCAATAGACACCAGTGCATACATCCAAGCAAGCTCCGCAGAAGTAGAGGTAGATATCTCTTTCTATGATGGAAGTGGTCTTCTGAGTAGCGAGGGTTCTGGACTAGGGACGGTAGCAGCCTCGACCACAGACGATATTTATGTAGGCGCTCCTGAGTTTAGAAACGAACACATCATTAGCGGTATAGATTTAGTAGATACCTCTTCAACTTCTGATGATGCCTCTCCTCACCCCATTTTCTCAGTATTCCGTTTAAGTAGGAATGAGCAGAGTAAATATTCATTCGCTAACTACTTAATCAACAACACAATCCTTAAGTATCACAGGTCAACTTCTAGGGATAAGCTTCCAAGAATTAGAGTTAAGATTGATAACTCAGACTCCACCAACGACGCAAGAAACTTTTTGAGTCCCGGTCATGAGTATGAGGTTAAGGTTACTGGACACAACCTATCCACTAGAGGGCGAGGAATCGGTGGACAAGGGTTAGCTATGTGGGTTCACACTGAGGCTGAGGGAGGAAAAACTTACTCCTATGTCCCAAGACCTTACAACTGTATCCCTGATGAGGTTTTTGTAACGGGAACAGATTACTGGGAAAGATCAGACTGTAGCTCCTTCGCAGGCCGTAACGGTATCTCCAAGGCTAAGAACTACGCTCAGGTAAGAAAGTTTACGGAAGGCAACCTTAACAACCTCAACACTTCTGCTAATACTCCAGACGGTACGATAAGAACCACGGACTATCGCTGTTACGAACCTCTTACTGAAACAACAATCATCGAGGGCACCAACCCTGACGCTATAATAAATATATCAGAGAATACTAGAGAAACTCTGACCTACAAGTTCCGCACTGTAGAATCTCCTGTTAGTGAGCTTACTGCACAGTACCAGAGAGATTACGGCAAGGTACATAGGAACAACCAGAAGTATGTCTTAGAATTCTTTACAACAACAGGAGATGATGAAAAGTTCATTGTAATAGAGAGCATAGAGATTGTAGACCTAACTCGCAAGAGAAGGGCTGTAGTATCTTCTCAGTACGGTGAGGTAGAGATTAATGTTGAAGACATGAGAGCAATCTTTAGATACTTCAACAGCTTAAGAAACGGGTTAGCTAGTAGAGACGCTAGAAACACTTCTGGTACATTTGAGGTCAGTGGTGGTAGTAGACTGAACTACAGAAGCAATAAAAATATGGCGTACACAACCGCCACTGCCAGCCTACAAGTAACAGCACTAGAATTCTATGAAGGGTAATGTTGAAGTTTACGGAATATTGGATGACTCTGAGGAACTACTTCTTTCAGAGTCTAATCTAATTGTTGACGCTGGTGGTGAAACCATAGCTGAGATGATGGCAACACCTTCATCAACTTTGGCCCATGCACCAGAAGTCTTAGACGCATCTAACTGGAATTTTGCTGCGATAACTTTTGCACCCGCTAAAGATTCTTTTGGTCAACCTGTATATGCACAAACTTCTTGTGCTGACGGAAGTGTTGAGTTTTTAGGAGCCAACGCCTCGTATGTAACAAGAGCCGCGATCAACGACCCAAACTCTTGGATAAATGTAGGACCAACTCAAAAAATTATTAGAGTAGTTCAGCCTGACGGGTTACTTTATCACTTACCTCCAGATAAGCTCCCTTCATACCCCGATCCTTTAGATACAGATTTAGAGCCTAAAGCGGAATACGAGTATGTCTCTGCTAGTGCTGATGGTCAAACCTTTTACGGGCATCATGAAAACAGGCCATACTTTAATTCAGACGCATCAAGTTGGTGTATAGGGGCGTTTGGTTCTGTAAATACGAATTCAAACTTTACACATATTTATATCGTTGATTCTTTAGATGGAGATTTTTCTGCCGATGCGGACCTTAATTTTTTAGCATCCGCAACAACATACAGTACCAACACATACAACGGACAGTCTTTAGTTGATAAGCACGGGTTTGTAACACTACAACACGAAGATGATTCCACTGTTACGGGAACAACCGCACCCGCAACCTTTTTTAAAGGTACAGAAACATCTTTACCTAACCAAATAACTCAGGGATTCGTAGAAGTTACAACCTATATTCACGGTAAAGATATCTTTACTATGAATGCCTATGGAGGTATTCATCACATTGGCTTATGGACCTACGATAATAAAAGATGTTTAGGTAATACGACAGCACCGTATGATTTAGTTCCTGACGCGAATGGAGACACAGGACTCAGATACAGACTATTCGCTAAAAAAACATTTACAGAGAATTTAGCAATACGATCAAATTTAAATTATTCAAGATTGAAAATAGTTTGGAGGATAGACTTTAGATCATGATGAAGGGCCATGTAACAGTTTGTAAAGTTTACACAGACGGCAC